GCGTAGTCGGTTAACGCGCCAGATTGTGGATCTGGAGACCGTGGGTTCGAGTCCCACTGGGCACCCCACCAAAAAATCCGCTGATGCTTTGCATCGGCGGATTTTTTATTTAGCGGGGTGCCCAGTGGGACTCGAACAAGGCGGCTCTGGCGCATCAGCGGCAGAGCAACCAACAGTCCAGTGGGCTGTTGGTTAGCCTGCGGGTTCCATCCTCTGGGAATGTCTACCGGGGAACCTCCTGCCGCTGTTTAAAACAGCGGACTTTTTATTTGGCGGGGTGCCCAGTGGGGCTCGAACCCGATTTACCATAAACATCAAGGCCCTTGTCCCGCAGCAGGACAAGGGCCTTTTCCGTTACTTCATCTGTTTCAGGATCTGCGCGATCTGTGCACTGGTGTAGCCTTCCTTCCGCAGGGCACTGGTGATGCTGCTGTCGCTCTTTCCCTGACTGCGCATCAGCATCGCCGTGTATGGCACGGCGGCTTTCTGCGTGCCGCTCACATTCGTGCCTGCACCGCTCGTCTGGCCGGTGCTGCCGGATTTCGCACTGCCGGACGAACCGCCCGCAGCGCCGGAAGTGCCAGCCGCAGCCGCCTTGCTGCCAGCCTGGCTTGCCTTCTGAGCCGCATTGGATTTTTTCAGGTTCCACTCGCCCAGTGCAATATTCAGCTTCTGGCTGGTAACGTCATTGTTGAATTTCTGCTGATTGAGCTTATCCTGATATTCCCGCTCGCTGGCTTCGTTTTCGTAGCGCTGCTGCTTCAGGCTGTCCGCATACTGCTTTTCCTGAAGCTGCTGGCTCCACTGGGTATCGGCGCGGTCAGCCTCATACTGGCGGTTGCCGGAATAGATATTGTATCCCGTGTTCAGCAGTCCGCCAAGCATAGAGCCCAGACCCGTTGTGCCACTGAGAACGATCTGCACCGCATCGCCAAGTACACCCAGTACGGTCATCACATTGTTGAACGCCTGCTGACGCCGGGCAGCCTGCTGCTGTTCCTGCGTGCTGTAGTAATCATGCAGGGTACCCAGCTGGTTCAGATAGTCCTGATACTGGCCGTAGTCCTGCGCATAGGCGTTGTTGTAGTCACTGCCCTTCTGTTCCAGCTGGGTGTAATAGTCGGCCAGCTGATTGTTGTAAAGGTTCTGCGCATCCTGTTCGCTGCCTGTCAGCTGATCCAGCTGGCTCACCAGCTCGTTGCCGCCGCTTTCGTAGGTATCCAGCGCCAGACTGTACAGGGTAGGGATGGCGCTGTTCAGCGCGCCGATCTGCTGCTGGTATGCCTGCTGCGCCGCACTGGTGGCATAGCTGGAGCCGTATCCGCCGGTGAGCGCCGCCGCCTGTGCCGCTGCATCCGCGCTGGCGTTGTGAGCATTCTGCAGGTAGGCCTGCTCATACTGACGGTAGAGCGGATCCTGCGTGTAGCTGTACTGGAAGGTCTGCCGCTGCAGCAGCTGCCCCAGCAGCGAATCGATCTTATCCTGATAGTTGCTCTGATAATCTTTCGGGCGGTTAGCCTGCCATTCCTTCAGCGCTGCCGCCGCATCGTTCACTGTCTGACCCGGCTGATAGCTGGCATTCGCCAGCGCGTTTTCCACGTCCTGACGGCTGTTCAGGCCCTCTGCCGAATAGTTGCTCTGCACCGCAGGCTGCACGGTGCCCAGCACTTCCTCTTCTTTCTTTTTGTTTGCCATAACTGTTCCTTTCTCTTTACAGGTTCTGCAGCTTTGCGCGCAGCTCATCCGAGAGGTTCTCGGTGTCCAGATTGGTCAGCACATACTGCAGCTGCTCCTGCATCTGGTACAGGTAGCCGCGTAGGACGCGTGCGTCTTCCGGATCCATATTCTCGCTGAGCTTCGGCAGGCCGATCTTATTGATGCCCATCACGCTTGCCATGATATTCCCTCCTGTCCTGTGATGCCGCCCCTAGCGGCGGCCATCGTCTTTGCCATGCTGCGCAGGGTGATCTGCCCGGTGCCCCGCAGGCGGAGCCGCAGTGTGCCGTGCCGCCGGGGCACGAACGGCAGGTCGCAGCTGCGCCGCTGTGCCTGCGCAGTGATACTGCCCACAGTCTCCCATGCACCGCCGTCGTAGCTGGCCGATACTTCCACCGTGCTGCAGCACCCGGCGTCCAGCCGCAGGGTCAACCGGGAAAGATACCGGTCTTCTGCCCCGTCCATGCCGATATCGCCGGTGATCATCTCAAAATGGATTTTTTCCTCTACGCCGTCGGTACTCTGCCAGTCGGCTTCCCGGTCCGGGTCTGCCGCCCACAGCGCCTGCCCGTCCCAGAGATAGAGCTGCCCGCCGGTGCTGGCCATCTCGTAGGAACAGACATCCTCTTCGCTCCACAGGCCGCGTTCCGTGTCGTACACCAGCAGCCGTGCCTGACTGCCGCCCTCCCGGGAGATGTGCAGATAATACCTGCCGTCCAGTGCGCCGCCCACGGCGCTCTGCACATGCGCCAGACGGCCGGCATCCAAAGCCCCGGACACCTTGGCCGGGATGCTGCCGTCCCACGCCATCACCCCGTCCGGCGAGAGATAATAGAGGGTCTCGTTCAGCACGCAGAGGCTGCGGGCCGCATTTCTGGCCACGCCCCTGCAGCGCAGGGAGGTGAGCTGAAAATCCGAAGGCTTGGAGCCGTAGAGTTTGTGCAGGGTATTTTCCTTGAAGAACAGCGCATAGCCCATGCAGGTCGCCGCCCCGGTAAATGCCCCGTCGCTGCCCACCGTGACCGCATAGCTGTCGGCCGCGATGCCCCGGTAGCTGAACCAGTTCGTGGGGTCGCCCAGCTTACAGGCATAGATGACATTTTCCCGGCTGCTGCAGCCCCAGACCCGGTTGTCGCATTCGGTCACGAAATCCAGATCCGGCACCCGGCGTTCCAGCTGCACCGTTCCACTCACAGCGATGTTCTTTGTCTCCCTGCCGTCCATGCTGGTCCACTGCGCGCCGTCCGCGCCCTGCGCCAGTTTGCCATAGAAAAAATCTCCTTCCGGCGTCACACGCACCCGCAGGGCATTTTCCTGCACATCATAGACCACAAGGTCGCCGTCCAGTTCCTGCCACATTCCGGCCTGCTTTGCCGCCGTTCCCTGCACCGTCACGGTGTCCCACTGCGCAAACTGCTTTTCGGCTCCCGCCGCCGTGATGCGGCAGTATTCCAGAGGCACCGCCGTCCAGTTGCCGGAAGCCGAACTGTACACTTCCAGCGTGCCGGTGCTGCTCCACGGGTGTTTTTCGTCCTCGACCTTCAAAAAGATTTGTCCGTCCTCGGGCTGTTCCGGCTCTTCCCTGCCGCAGCTGTCCGCCTTATAGGTCTTGCCGGAAGCGTCGCAGGGTACGAACTGCACGCTCTGCTCCTCGGCCTGCCACACCGCACCCAGCGGCTTTACCGAGCCGTCTGCCGTGTCAAAGGACAGCTTGTCGGGGAAGATCAGGATCTTTGTTCCAAGACCCACCAGAGCCTTTCTGCCATCGGTCACAACGTCGGTACAGGTCACAGGTCGTTCGCCTGCATCGTCCGGGGTGTAGAGCAGGTCTTTTCCGCAGACGGTCAGCAGGCCATTCAGATGATACATCCCGTTCAGTCCGGTCAGCTCCCGCAGTTTCCGGCGGGGCTTGCGAGTGCTCAGCGCCGGGAAATCCCGGGCCGAAAAGTTCACGCCTGCGCTGTATTCCGCTTCCGAGCAGGAATACGTTTCGTTCAGCCCGCCGAACGCCCGCACAAGGCTGCGGCTGTTCGGCAGCTTTGTCCTGTTTGCCAGAACCATCGTTCTCCCCTCCTTACCACTTCCACCGGCTCCCGTTTCGGGGCGGGTAGCTGCGCCGCAGCCACGCTGCCAGATCCGCCACAAGGCTGTTGTACTGCGCCTGCTCCCCGGCGTACCGGTCGGTCTCGCCCAGTGCCGCATCGGTCATTGCGCACAGATAATGCGGATACAGCGCATCATAGGGGGCCGGCACCAGCAGAATATCCTCGTCCTGCAGGCCGTCATCCCACGCAAGATCTGCACCCACATCGTCGTAGGCGTCGGTGCTGCTGTTGCGGAAGATCCTCTCCCGCAGCATGGCATCGGCTTCTTTCAGCCACGCCTGCCGGGTCGCCAGCGCAATGCGGCTGCCCGGGCGCAGTTCTTCGGCGCGTTCCAGCGCCTGTCCTGCCGTCATAAACTTCACACTCCTTTTTTATCAGAAAAGCCCGGCCGGGCAGGTGCTCCCGGCCGGACTTTGCATTTACCGGTTCTGTACGGTGCTTACTGCGCCGCGTTTTCTGCCGCCGCGATGCGGGCGGCGGTCAGCTCGTCCTGCATCTGGCTGTGCTCCAGCACTTCGGCCACCTCGGGCGGCACTTCCACCTCCACGCCGCGGCGGATCTTGTAATTCACGCCGTTGACGCTGACGAACAGGTCGCCCTTGTAGCGGCTGTTGTCCTTGAACAGCCGGATGCGCACATTTTTCTTTTCAGCCATCGTCCGCACCTCCTTAGTTTGCCGCTGCGGTTGCAGAATAGCTGGAAGCGCTCTCAATGCGCACCATGTACTGCTCCACCAGACGTTCCGCCGCGCGCATACCCTTCCAGCCCACGGAAGCGCGCTGGTTCAGCGGGTCATCGCCGTAGCCCAGCTGCTTGACAATGTGTTCCAGACCGCCGCCTTCCAGCTCGGTGACGCCGTAGGCATGGGCACCCAGCACCAGCGTGCCGAACACCGCCAGGCCGGTGGGGCAGGTGGCATCCTTCCAGATCTTGGCCTCGCTGGTCTCGATGAAGCGGATGTTGCCCAGCTTGCCGATCTCGCCGCGGAACATGGTCTCCGGATCGGCGTACTTGTGCACCTCGATGAACTCCTTGCAGGTCTTGAGGTCGTAGGCCGCGTAAGGGTGGATGATGGCAATGTAGCTGTCGCCGATGGGGTCGGCGTTCATTGCGCCCAGCTGCGCCGCCGCCTGGAAGAACAGCTTCGGGGTCAGGGTACAGGTCTTGTCCAGCGCCTTGCGGCTGGCCACGGCGGTCTCGGTGCCGTCGGTGCCGATCTTGGGCGCATAGATGACATTTGTGCCGCCTGCCAGCACATCGCGGGTGATGCTGTCCATGGTGCGGCCCGCCTGGCTTGCCAGCACGCGGGTGGCCTGCACCACATTGTTGTCGATGGCAGTCATCTGCAGCACATCGGTCAGCGGGGTCCAGCCGCCGTACTGGTGCAGGTCGCTGGTGATGGTGGTCACGTTCAGGGTCTGGCCGTCCGGCGTCACGCCCTCGGTCAGGGGAGTGGATGCCTTGGGCAGGCTGTCGTACTTGCGGAACTCAATGGTCTTGCCGCCGTTCTGGGGCACCGGGTAGTAATCCGCAAACTGGTCGTGCACCAGACGCGGCTCGGCCTGGTCGATGAGACGCTTCTCGTAGAAGGTCTTCATCTCCTGCGACATGGTCGCGGTGGTGTTCAGGTTGTCGGCGAACATCTGGATGTCAAAATTCTTGTTCATAGTCGGTTTCCTTTCTTTTTTCAAATCACAGTTCGATCTGTGCCCCATGGAGCACGCGGCGTTCCAGCGCTTCCCGCTGGGCGCGGGTCATCCCGGCCACATCCGGGTGGACGGTGGCCGCGCCGCCGGGGCGGATGCCGTTTTCGGTGGGCCGTGCGGCACGCTGCTGGATCCGCTCTACCACGCCCTGTTCCACCGTCTGCGCAGCCGAGCGCAGGCTTTCGTCGTAGTGGGTCAGGCGGTAGGCATCCTGTACCCGCATCCCGGGCAGCTGCATCAGGCGGCGCATCTCCGGGTTCTTCAGTTCGGCCTGAAGGCTGAACCCCGGGTCGCTGCGGCGCATCGCGGCTTCCTCAGCCGCCCACCGGGTGTGCAGCCCCTGCACCGCGTTCCGGGCCAATGTGGGCAGCGGCGGCACCACCGGTCGCGGTTCCGGTCTCTCCGGTGCCGGTGCCGGAGTCTCTTCTTCCGGCTGGACAGCCGCAAGCGCTGCGGGCGCAGCCTGTGCTTCGCCGGGCCGCATGGTTCCGGATGCCACCGCCTGCTGCGCCTGTGCGTGGCTCAGGGCAGGGGGAGTGGCTTCTCCCTCTGCAAAGAGCTGTAGCATAAAGGCTCCCCACGGGTTGCGGCTCCCAGCGTCCACTTCGTGCCTTGAGCGGCACTCGTGTTCTGCTGGCCGCTGCCCCAGCCTCGGCTCCCTGTTTCCGCCGCAGGCGGCGGTCGCCTCCGCTGCAAACAGCTGCAGGTCCATCATGCTCTGCTCGCCCCGGCGGCTCACATCCGCAAAGCGGACGTTCTCCGGGTAGCGCTCGGCCAGCAGCACAAAACAGCTTTTTGCCAGTTCAAATGCGCCCTTCACCCACTCTTCGCAGGGCGCTTCCACACTCACGGCCAGACGCGGGCCTTCCGGCTCGTCAAACGCTTCGCTGCGGGCAGTCTCCTCCCCTGCCAGCAGATACACCAGCCCCTGCATCACGGTGCTGGCACCGGCGCACACAATGTCCTGCCCGGCAGGCGCATAGCCTGCATGACCGGCGGCTTCCAATCGGCAGCCGATGCCTGCCGGGGTGTCCATTTCGCTGTAGATTACTTTCATCATGGTTCTCACCTCCTTTTCAATTCAAATCCATGGCGCGGGCGGCAGCCGCCACCGGCAGGGCGCTGCCCAGACCGGCCAGCTTTGTTCCAGCGGCTTTCCCGCCTGTCTGCGTGAACGCGCTGCTCACGCTGCGGGTCAGCCCGCCGGAATCCGGGTTCTGCCCCTGCATCTCAATGACCGCTGCCATCCGCACCATCTGATCCTGCATCTGGGCCAGCTGCCGGGCAAGAGTGCCGTTCTGCCGCACCCGCTGGCGCACCTTCTCGATGCCCTCAAAATCCATCATGTCCAGCGCCGCAAGGGCTGCGTCGGCGTTCTGCGGGTTGAAGAATCCCAGCTGATAGCACTCCTTCGCCGTCTCGTTCTGGGAAAGGCGGCTGAAGGTGCTCTTTTTGGCCGCGCTGACCACGATGTCAAAGATGGGTTCCCGGCTGCCAAGCTCCACCCCGCCCAGACTGCCGCCTGGCACGGCGCGCAGTGCTTCGGCCGAGAAGGGCACGAACTGGTTTCCGCCGTCTGCGCCCACGATGCGGAACACCCGCTGTTCGTCGTAGAACTGGCGCATCAGCTCGATGATGAGGTAGCACTGCTTTGCAAAGGCGCGGTAGGCGCTCTTGAGCATATCCCGGCTCAGCTTGCTGCCGGCCTCCTGCAGGGCGGCAATGGCGCTGGCAGCCGTCACGCCGCCCGTGGTGCCGCCCTGGGTCATGTCCCGGTTGCCGCTGATCTCCTTCAGCTCTTCGATGCGGCTCTGGCGGTAGCTCAGGCTGTTGCCCTGCAGGCCGGCCGTCTGCAGCGGACGGAAGCTGTCATCGTTCAGCCTGCCCGCCACATGCACGATGTCCCGCGAAAAATCGGCCAGTTCTTCCTCGTTGACCCCTGCCGTGTCGCTGAGCACATACCGCTGTTTGGCCGCCAGCAGAACATTCTCGTCCATGGCGTGGTTCATCTTGTCGATGGCCGTCTGGCAGTCCTTCATCACATCGATGTACCCGAAGCCTGCCGGGCTGTCCTCCTCCACGAACAGTGCATCGAACACAAAGGGATATTGCCCGTGGTCATACAGGCCGCGCTGTGCCAGTGCCGGGTCGTTCTGGCTGGCATACAGCACCACCCCGTTACAGAACTTGCAGTAGTGCAGCACCATGCGTCCGTTTTCGTCCGGGCGCTTGTAGTACCAGTCCACCACCACGCTTTTCGTGCTGGTATCCTGCCCTTCCTCGTGGATGTACCGGGGCACATCCAGCACACCGGCTGTGCGGCCTGCCAGCTGCGGATACTGCGCGGTCAGCTGCGCCGTGTCCTCCAGACTCAGGCTGAAGAAGTTTGGCGAAGACTGGATATCCTCCACGCCCGGCTCCCAGTAGAGCATCAGCAGATTCATGCTGCGCACGGCGATATCGCCCAGCCCGCCCCGCATCTGTGGGTTCCAGAAGATGCCGGTGACCCCGGTGCCCTGCTTGAGCTTGCGCCACCAGCAGTCGCTGTACACCTGTTCATAATCCGCCTGTTCCAGCACCACCGGCAGCACGCTGGAAAGCGCCCTTGCCGTGCCCTCATCGTCTGCCGCGCGGGGCAGGACATTGGGTTCCGGGTAGTTGTCCATAGCGTCGGCGTGCTTGTTTGCGATACTGTTGAACAGCCATCCGCTGGAAGGCTGGCTCTTGCCTGGCATCATGGGGTTTGAGTAATTTTTCCAGTGCCCCATACGGAACCACAGTTCGTTGTCTACCAGGCGCTTGTCCAGCGCCGCCTTGCCTGCCTTGTACCGCTGCAGGATCTGCGTGGCTTCGGCCACCTGCGCTTCGCCCACCGGCAAAGCCTCGTTCTGAAAATCGTCCATTGTTTGCCTCCTTTAAATCCTGTAGAATCTTGCCCGCCTGTGCAGATCCAGCGGGTCATCCGGCATGGGCGGGGCGGCGCAGCGTCCCGGCGGGCTGATGGGGTTTTCCATCAGCACATAGCGGCATTCATCATAGATGTGATCCTCCTGCCGGGTGTCGATGTCCTCCACATTGCTCTCGTCATACACCAGATTCGGAATGGTGCGGATAAAATGTTTGCAGGTATTGAACACCTGAAACATCGGCCTGCCCTCGGGGTCAAAGCTGAGCCGGTAGTGGAACTGCATCTTTCCGGCAAGGCGGGTGTGGTCGCCGGGCATCCAGTGCAGAAAATTCGGGCTGCGCTCCATCATGGCCGCGATGCTCTCGCCCCGGCTCTCATCAAAAATGGCCGGGTCTGCAATGCCGTGGATCACCCTGCCCCGCAGCACGGGATCGTTCTGCTCGGCCTCCCGGATGCGCCTTGCCTGCTCCACCGGGTCGATGCGCAGCCCCTCGTTGGGGCGGCCGGTGCATCCGTACAGCTCCTTGATGCGGTAGAGCCTGCCTTCTTCGTCGGCGGCGTACCACCCCACCGAAAACGGCTTGGAAAAACCAAAGTCGAACCCGCGGTAGATCTGCCAGTGCTTCGGGATGGCAAAAGGCGCGATGACATGGGTCCAGCGCTGATCCTGATAGTGCGCCGGGTCGTTGCGCCACTCGGTGAACACCTGCCCCGAAAAGCTGTCCCAGCTGCCGTAGAGCAGCGCCTGTTTTTCGGCTTCCGGCATACTGGCCAGATTGGCCAGATACCCGGGGTCGTTCTGCAGCAGCGCAGGGTTGTCGAAGATGCTGGACGGGATGAACACCCGCGCCCGCTGCAGCTTCTGTTCGGTACCGTCGGGCAGCTTCACGGTGTATTCCTCGGTGATGGGTGTGCCGGGCGGTGCGGGTGTGATGAACCGCGCCTTGACCCAGCCATGGCCGATGCCGCCGGGGTTTGTGGTGGCACGCATGTACACCCGGGTGCCCGGGCCGGTGGGGCGGTTACGGCTCATCATGTAGCTGTACTCTTCCCATTCAAAATGGGTCAGCTCGTCAAAGCCGATAAAATCGTAGGCCTTACCCTGATAGTTGGTGCGGTCCTTGGTGTACTGCATGGAACCGAACCAGATCTTTGCCCCGCTGGGAAAATTCCACACATGGGCGGTGGCGTTGTACTGTGCCCCGGGAAATGCCCTGCGATAGTACATCTGGCTCTTGTCCACCAGATCCGACAGCTGCGGGTAGGTCTTGCGCAGGATGAGTGCCCGGTAGTGCGGGACGTGCACCTGCCGCAGCGCTTCGATGATCAGCGCATCGCTCTTGCCGCCGCCCGCCGCGCCGCCGTACAGCGCTTCCGGCTCCGGCCGCCGCATGAACTCTGCCTGCCGCGGCTGCGGTCTCCAGACCACCGCCGCTCTGCTCTCGAGTTTGTTCATGATTCTTCCTCCACTTCCGGCAGCAGCACCACGCCGCACCCGGTCCCCTCGGTATCCGTGCCCTGCTCGTTCAGGGTCTTGACCACACCGGCCAGATCCTTGAGCACAGCCGTGGCTTCCTTGAGCCCCTTCATGGTGCCGGGGTCCGGTTCGCCGCCCTTCCGCGCCGCCTTCTGGCGGTCGTTCAGGTCGCGGACCTGCTGCGCCAGCAGGGTGCTGAGCACATCCGCCGCCCGGCTCAGGCTGGCCAGCCCTCTGGCCTGTTTTGTCTGCCCCATCGTGGTCGGGTCAACTCCTTTCTGTTTTTGTTCCGCTGGGGTATGGCAAAAGGATACCACCCTTTTCTCTCTCCCGACAGGGCGTACTTTTGCAGGCCCGCAGAGTATTTTTCAGTATTTATTATTCTCGATGTATAAATTAGGTCTATTTTTTCTTTTGCTGCATCGTCATTTTCAAAAAAGCTTTCTTTTTCTCACCGAAAAAATGAGTCCGTAATTCCCGGGCAGCCTGCCATTTTCCGGAAGATTTTTAAAAGTCATACTTATTCAACAAATTTGGACAAAAAATGAAAAAAGTGTGTTTATTCCGTGGACAAACACACTTCAAAAATGATACAATCAATTGCGTTCCTTCCCGCTGCTCCCACTGGCGGGATATTTTATTTGGAATCAGGAGGTTCTGCATGTTAGAAAACATCTTTCACCTGAAAGAAAACCACACCGATGCAAAGACCGAGATCATGGCTGGTATCACCACCTTCATGACCATGGCCTACATCCTTGCGGTCAACCCCAACATCCTGTCCGCTTCGGGCATGGATTCGGAAGCAGTTCTGATCGCCACCGCACTGGCATCCTTCGTCGGCACGGCCCTGATGGCTCTGCTGGCCAACTACCCCTTCGCTCTGGCTCCCGGCATGGGCCTGAACGCTTACTTTTCCTACACGGTCGTCCTGACCATGGGCTATAGCTGGCAGCTGGCCCTGATGGCCGTCTTTGTGGAAGGCATCATCTTCATCGTGCTGTCCATGACCAACGTCCGTGAGGGCATCTTCAACGCCATTCCCATGACTCTGAAGAGCGCCGTCAGCGTCGGCATCGGCCTGTTCGTCGCCTTCGTCGGTCTGCAGAACGCCAAGCTGATCATCAACAGCGACTCCACCCTCGTCACCTACCAGCACTTCAAGGGCGACACCTTCCACAGCGTGGGCGTGGGTGCCATTCTGGCCCTGATCGGCGTTGTCATCACCGCCATCCTGCTGGTCAAGAAGGTCAAGGGCGGCATCCTGTACGGCATCCTCATCACCTGGGTGCTGGGCATCATCTGCGAGCTGGCAGGCATCTACGTGCCGGATCCCGATGCCGGCATGTACACCGTCATCCCCACCGCCTTTGTCAGCTTCGATTTCTCCGCTCTGGGCAAGACCTTCGGTCAGGTGTTCAAGACCGACTTCTCCGGCGTCGGCATCCTGAACTTCTTTGCCGTCATGTTCTCCTTCCTCTTCGTTGACCTGTTCGACACGCTGGGCACCCTGATCGGCGTGGCCTCCAAGGCCGACATGCTGGACGAGGACGGCAAGCTGCCCCACATCAAGGGCGCACTGATGGCCGACTCCATCGCCACCTGCGCAGGCGCTGTGCTGGGCACTTCCACCACCACCACCTTCGTCGAGAGTGCTTCCGGCGTTACCGAGGGCGGCCGCACCGGTCTGACCGCTATGACCACCGGCATCCTGTTCCTGCTGGCCACCATCTTCAGCCCGCTGTTCCTCACCATCCCGTCCTTTGCAACGGCTCCGGCCCTGATCATCGTGGGCTTCTACATGATGGGTTCCGCCGTCAAGATCGACTTCAACGACCCCAGCGAGGGCATTCCCGCCTTCCTGACCATTCTGGCCATGCCCACTGCCTACAGCATTTCTGAGGGCATCGCCATCGGCGTCATCTCCTGGACCCTGATTAACGTCGTCACCGGCAAG